GCATCGGGTGAAGTTACCCCGAAGTGCGCTTTTATGATTTCTGTGTAGCGTGTGCCGCCGCGCGCGTCGCGCTCCTGGAGTCGTTGAATTTGGAAAGCCTGACGGATTTCATTGATGGTTGATGCTGTTGCGTCAGTGAGATCAGCGTAGATCGCCGGGTAACCGTCGCCGTCGCTATTGATCCAGATTTCCTGTCCGCCTGCGGCATTGAGATCGCCTAGGCCTTTGAATGTAGTGTATGCGGGATCAGCGGCTTCGCCTGTAGATTCGTTTGGATTGAGTGTGCCTGTTTCCCAGGTCATTGTTGAATCGTTGCCGATTCCGATTACGGGTGCAGATGTACCCAGTGGCAATGTAACTGGACTCCCATTGTCTTTGGCAGGCCAGGGCAAGCAGCTGGTGAAGTAATCGTGCCGTTTTCCACGGGAGCGCAGATTAACTGATGTTGCGGTGGCGTCGTCGATTGGCGTTGTGATAGAGCTTTGCAGGTTCTCGTCGCGAAACCACTGGTTCCAAACAATGTTATAGGCCCTAAAGGGGAGCATGCTGACGCTGATACCAGGGACGTCAACAGGAACGCCCATGTAATCAGGTTGAGTGCCTTCGCTGAAGCCACCACCTGGAGCAACTTGTTGTGGAATCGTGAAGTCTGTTGATGCCGATGGTGTGTCTTGTGCACCGTTGAATTTCTCCCAGTTTTCCCATACTAGACGCATGGGTACCGCGAAGAAAAAGGTTTCCATGTAGAGGTTATCCATAATCGGATGGATAGGCGTGGCGAGTCGGGCAAAGCCCGACATCTTCATATTGAACGTGTCGCCGGGCAAAGCCTCATCTACATAGACGGGAATTAGCTTCCCTGAGTCGAAGGTTGTTTTGTAGTTATGCGATCGGTCAAACCGAGATCGCTGAATTTCAGCCTTCGGTACCTGTGAGAATAGGTGCTGTGCCATGTGCTTTCGCCTCTAGTCCTGTTAGAACTTTTTCTGGTGGTGTGTAGTCGATTTCGCCTTTCGTATCATCGAACCAGCCGACAGACATGAGTGTGTAGTCCTCAGCTGCTATGCAGAACTGGTGTTGCGGATCACTGCAGGATTGCTTGAATCTACGCTCAGCTGTTGCCTGATTCGGCATGAAGAAGGGGGGGAGATACGCTTTCGCTGCTGAGTCGTAAATGGTGAATATTTCAAGTTCCATGATTTTTGTCCTCTATGGGCCGGATTAAACGGCGCGTTCTTTCTTTGAGTAGAAATTCCCGAACCGCGAGACGTTCGGGTGTGTTGTCTTCCTGGCGCAGCTGCGCCTCGTCGAATCTTTTTACCTGAATATCCGCGAACAAGCCAGGATTCATTGCCTCCAGCAATTTGTCGTAGTACCTGGGTGGCGGATAGGTCTTGTATTTGTCTTTCACTTTTATGACGACCTGGTCGTTTGGGTAGACATCAGTCCAGTACTTTTCGAACCAGGTTTTTCCTATGCCTGGTCGCCTGGACATGGTTGTGTATTCAGGTTTGAGGAAGTCTATTTCTCCAGTTTCCGGGTTGTGTGAAATGCCGTCCGGGCCTTCGACCATGTAGTTCTGTTCGGCTTTATCGCCTTTGTGCTTTTTCATGATGTAGCGCGCGACGTAAGCGGCGCTGTTGAACGTGACAGTTCCAGTTGTGGCGAAGCCGTGAGGCCATAGATCGGAGAGCATCTGCGATGTGTACAGGGTTTCCCCTGTTTTTTTGTTCACTGACAGCGGGGTTTTGTCGGGAAAGTTTATCCCGAATAGTATCGCGTGATAGTGCGGTCGCTGGTTTTCCTCCCCGTATTCTCCGCAGTGGAAGAATCTGACTCGATCCGGGGAGATCGCGTGTCTTAGGCACTTCATGAATTGCTGAAAGTGTGGGAGGAACAGGCTCCCGTGAGTAGGGAGGTGTTCGGGCGCGTAGGTAAGGGTTATGAATTCGTTTCCCTCGTGCATCTGAGCTTCGTGGACGCATCTTATCGCCCAGTTGCGCGAATGCGTCATGCGACAGCCTATACAGCTGCCGCAGGGCACTACCATGGCGTGTGCGCCGCCTGGATCCGATAGGAGTAGTTTTCCTTTCGGCCCTCTGAAGCCCATCAAGGGGCTTGTGCATGCCACTACAGACGGATGCCACCACGCATTGGGTTTGATTGAATGTTTCTGCGGTTGGTTTTCATCGCAGATTTTGAGAATGATCGCTTAGATCGCTTTTTAGACATTTTTCGTCGTTTCACGTGGAACACTCCAGTAAGAAAAGAGGGGTTTTTAGGGTAACCGCTGTCAGTGGGCCTATTAACATCAAGTAGGGTTAATAGGCTCGGCCACTTCCGGGGTGGTTTCTTCTACCACCTGGTCAGGTTCGGAAGTGGCCTTTTTGGTCGGAATCAGTCCGACTTTTCTTAGTTTTTCGTTCGCGTCCTCTGGTGTGAGATCGCGGGCAAAGTCTAGGAAATTTGCCGGGTTGTGATCGAAGTTAGCACGAACGGATGAGGGAAGTTCTTCGAACATCGACTTGGCGTTAGCCACGGTTCGCATTGCCTCAGTGTAGTCAGCTCCGCTGCAGTCACCATATTGAGGCTGGTATTTTGCGACGTGGTCTATGAGGCCAGTCTTTTGGTATTTGGCAAGAATGTTGTTGATATTGCAGCTTTCTGCGAATTGCTGCTGTGTCATCCGTTCTTCCCGATCAAAGAAGATCGGGTTTCTGGGAGGGTTTCGTAATCCGTTACGAATGCTCCGCCGCAAGGGCTCCGCCTCAGTTTGTTTTTTATTGGTCATGCTAGGATTACTCCCTTAATTTTTTACGTTGTTCTCTCATGAGCGCTTGCACCTGGTCGACAGTTAGACCGCCGCGCTCAGAGATGTGAGGTGCTTTATCGCTAGTTGGTTTACCGCTCCGTCTGACTTTTGGCTTGTCGGGTTTTTTATTGTTGGGTTTTGTCTTGGCTGGTGTCTTACCGCGCGATCTTCCGACCGCAGCTCCGCCGAGAGTACCGGCGAGACCACCGAGCCCTAGCGCCGCCATAACGGCGCGTCCTTTTTCCCCGATCAGCTCCATCATGTCAGCCTCGACTTCTGCACTACGTGCTCGAGCATTGACTTCGCGTGCGCTCGCTGTGTCGAGGTCTGTTTTTGCGATTGATTGACGAGCGAGCTGCTCGTTGAGTGATGTTTGTGAAGTGTCGCGTGCAGTCCCGGCAATTATTGCTTTGCCTTGTTCCTTTAAATTTTTGATTTCCTCAGCTTGTTTCTTCACGGCTACGGCCGATGAAACTGCGTTAGATATTCCTGCGCCGATCCCGGCTTTTTGGTTTTGGACTGTGGCTACGTTTCCTGAGGGCGTACTTGCAGAATTTCCGAGTGCAAGTATGCGATTGAGTCCGGCCCTCTCCAGGTCCTTTGCAGATCGCTGGTATGCCGTATTTGACATTCGTTCTTGAAAATCTCGATTTTCTTTTGCGAGTCTGATGTTTGTTTTGTTCGCAGATGTTTGTCCCTTGTCGGTGGCGGCGCCACCGATCAGGGAGGATGCGACTTGTGCTATTGCGCCCCAGACCATTAGAAGTGATCTACAAAGCCAGGTACGCCGTACAGAGGCATAGGTCTGGCGCAGTTTAAATTGAAGTATGCGTCGAATAGGAATTGAGGTTCGCTTGGTACAGCGACGATCCTATCGACGGGTGGAGTGTCTTGAATAAATGTGTCTCCGAGGACCGGCAGAGAGCCGAAGTCCTGGGATAGGTGCCATGCATCCAGGGATTCAGGATAGGAGCTTCTGAATCGCCCTGTAATGAGCGATGGCTTGTAGCGGTACTCTGCGTACCTTTCTTGATAACCGAACGTCTCAGTGTCCTCTGAGGTGCCCTGAGCGTAGATTTCTTGGTTTTCTACAACCTGCTCCCCTATGTGGCTGAGTGCCGGCCAATAGAAGTCGTATCTCGACTTCCTTAGCCACATTTTGTTGATGCCAGATTGATATGTCAGGTCAGCTCTGACGCTGACCATTCCAATAATTATGCAGTGTTCGGTGAATGATTTTGTGAAGCCGTGACCTGACCAGCTGGCCGTGCCGTAGGCAGCCAGATTTCCTTGTGGCGTGACGTCGGGAACGATCCCGGTAGGAGTTGTCTGCTGGACAGGATTTATATTGATCATTGTGCCGCCGCCGCCGAGAAACTCGGGGCGCTGGAGTCTTGCATCGGGTGAAGTTACCCCGAAGTGCGCTTTTATGATTTCTGTGTAGCGTGTGCCGCCGCGCGCGTCGCGCTCCTGCAGTCTTTGAATTTGGAAAGCCTGACGAATTTCATTGATTGTTGATGCAGTTGCATCGGTGAGATCAGCATAGATCGCCGGATAACCGTCTCCGTCGCTGTTGATCCAGATTTCCTGTCCGCCTGATGCGTTCAGATCGCCGATCCCTTTGAATGTAGTGTATGCCGGGTCTGCGGCTTCACCTGTAGATTCGTTTGGATTGAGTGTGCCTGTTTCCCAGGTCATCGTGGAATCGTTACCAATTCCGATTACGGGTGCAGATGTACCCAGTGGCAGTGTGACTGGATTTCCGTTGTCTTTTGCTGGCCAGGGCAAGCAGCTGGTGAAGTAGTCATGTCGCTTTCCGCGAGATCGCAGATTAACTGATGTTGAGGTGGCATCGTCGATTGGGGTTGTAACAGAGCTTTGCAGATTCTCGTCTCGGAACCACTCATTCCAAATAAGATTGTACGCCCTAAAGGGGAGCATGCTGATGCTGATGCCAGGAACATCAACAGGAACGCCCATGTAATCAGGTTGCGTGCCTTCGCTGAAGCCACCACCTGGAGCGACTTGTTGTGGAATTGTGAAGTCTGTGGATGCGGATGGAGTATCTTGTGCACCGTTGAATTTCTCCCAGTTTTCCCATACTAGCCGCATGGGTACCGCGAAGAAGAAGGTTTCCATGTAGAGATTATCCATGATCGGATGGATAGGCGTGGCGAGTCGGGCAAAGCCCGACATTTTCATGTTGAAGGTATCGCCCGGCAGCGCCTCATCTACATAGCAGGGAATGAGCTTCCCTGAGTCGAAGGTCGTTTTATAGTTATGCGATCGGTCAAACCGAGATCGCTGTATTTCAGCCTTCGGTACCTGTGAGAATAGGTGTTGCGCCATTTGCCTTCGCCTCTAGTCCTGACAGGACTTTTTGTGGGTGTGAGTGAATGATTTCGCCATTTGCATCATTGAAGATGCCGAGAGACATGAGGGTGTAGTCCTCAGCTGCTATGCAGAACTGGTGTGATGGGTCATTACAGGATTGCTTGAATCGTCTTTCCGCGGTTGCGCGATTCGGCATGAAGAAGGGTGGCAAGTGCGCACCAGCTGCTACGTCGTAAACTGAGAATATTTCAAGTTCCATGCTTTTTGTCCTCGATGGGCCGGATTAAACGGCGCGTTCTTTCTTTGAGTAAAAATTCCCGAACTGCAAGCCGTTCGGGAGTGTTGTCTTCCTGGCGCAGCTGCGCCTCGTCGAATCTTTTTACCTGAATATCCGCGAATAGGCCAGGGTTCATTGCCTCTAGCAATTTGTCGTAGTACCTGGGTGGCGGATAGGTCTTGTATTTGTCCTTTACTTTTATGACGACCTGGTCGTTCGGATAGACGTCAGTCCAATACTTTTCGAACCAGGTTTTTCCTATGCCTGGTCGCCTGGACATGGTTGTGTATTCGGGCTTCAGGAAGTCTATTTCTCCAGTTTCTGGGTTGTGTGAGATGCCGTCCGGGCCTTCGACCATGTAGTTCTGTTCGGCTTTATCGCCTTTGTGCTTTTTCATGATGTAGCGCGCGACGTAAGCGGCGCTGTTGAACGTGACCGTTCCAGTTGTGGCGAAGCCGTGAGGCCATAGACCGGAGAGCATCTGAGATGTGTACAGGGTTTCCCCTGTTTTTTGGTTCACTGACAGCGGGGTCTTGTCGGGGAAGTTTATCCCGAACAGTATCGCGTGATAGTGCGGTCGCTGGTTTTCCTCCCCGTATTCTCCGCAGTGGAAGAATCTCACCCGATCCGGGGAGATCGCGTGCCGTAGGCACTTCATGAACTGCTGAAAGTGTGGGAGAAACAGGCTCCCGTGCATAGGGAGGTGTTCGGGCGCGTAGGTGAGGGTTATGAATTCGTTTCCGTGGTGCATTTGAGCCTCGTGGACGCATCTTATGGCCCAGTTGCGCGAATGCGTCATGCGACAGCCTATACAGCTGCCACAGGGCACTACCATGGCGTGTGCGCCGCCTGGATCCGATAGGAGTAGTTTTCCTTTCGGCCCTCTGAAGCCCATCAA